TGGAAAGAGCTATCGCAACATTCGCTCAAGCTTGGGGTGCTGCTATGGCTATTCCAGGTCCTAGCCTTGTTGACTCATTGAAAGTTGGTGGCGTTGCTGCTTTAATGTGCATAGGCAAAGCTTTCGCTGCATCTAAGGTAGGAGATCCTGAGTCTGCATCTATTGGTAAAGGTTAACCCTTAACGGGATGGGATCTTATGACATATCGGCAGTCGGGGATTGAATATAGAGAACCTAACTTTGCGTACAATAAAAGTGATGCAACCGTATCGGTAGCTACGATTGCTGTACCTGTTAAAACAGTTCTTACATACAGCTATAAGTATGCAGCTAATTCAGTAACATTTACTTATAACCAACCTGAGTTAACTTATGTACCTGCTAATGAAGTAGGTGTATTACTTAAAGTTGTTGCATTTCCTGGATCAATTCCTATTGCAACAACAGTAGGTGGTACAGGTTCTATACCTGTTACTATTGTAGCTCCGTCTATAGCTGTAACTTCACAAGTAGCGGCAGCTACTGGCCCATTAGCTATAGATCTAAGCATGAGCTATATAGCTTTGCCGGGTCATATCATAACTGTTACTGCTGCACCAAGTGCTACACCTGTACACATACAGCTACCTGCGACTATAGCTGTAGCTACTGATGAGATTGATGACTCTAATTTATTTATAGCTACAGTTGTTTATTCACCTTTGATAGTAGTTGAGTCTGATATTGATGCACCAGAAACTCCTGTGAGTGCGGTCTTAACACCACAAACTTTAGCTTGCAAAGCAACTGTAGGAGCAGTCCCTATCTTTAGACAAGTAGTTCAATGGACAGAGAACATAGTCCAAAGAACTTCACCTGAAGGATCGCGTGCTTTTAACTCGTTGCAAAGATACATGGGACCGTTGCCTCGTGCAAGAAATATATTTATAATAAACAATGCAACTGTATCTGATACGCAACCATCAGATCATTCAACTGTTACACGCGAAATCCTCGGGGCACACGCAACTCCGCTAGACTTAACAGAAGCAGAAGAAACATTGTTAGTAGCCGCAGGCTACCCGTTTAACGTAGGACCAGCAAATGCCTCTCTATAGTTATCGCTGTACTGAATGTATGAACATGCATGACATACGTCATGACTTCAATCACATTAACAAAAACAGATGCAACGAATGTGGTGGTGACCTTTGCAAATTCTATGGGCATGTAGTAGTGGCTGCATCTTGCACACCGACACGTTCTATTACAGATTTTGATGCAACAAGATTAAAAGAAAAGAATCAATCAAAAGATATGCCAGCTTACAAACGTCTTGTTGAAGATGGCTTGCAACCTCCAACGATAGATGGGTCAGCACACTTAGAAAGGCACTCACACTCAGCGCTTGAGGTTAATGCTGGGCACGCAATGAAAGATATATCATTTAAAAAGGAAAAGAATAGGCTTGAAGAAGCGTTTGGACCTGGATAATGACAACTTATGCTCAAGTATGGATAGAACAAACACGCAACATGCTGTTGTCAGGCTATGTTGAAGAGCTTTTAACTTTAACTACACCGCCTGGATCTTTAACTGCTACAACTATGACTATCACTGGTGCTAACAGTTCGGGTATAGCTCTAGGAGTTGTAATCGAAATCAATTCAGAACTAATGTACGTCACAGAAACACCTACTAACACTATTGTATCTGTGATACGTGGCTACGCAGGGACTACACCAGCAGTACACGCTCAAGATTCTATAGTAAGAATGTCTCCTAAGTTTCCAACACACAGAATTATTGAAGCTATCAACGATGACTTAAGAGACTTGAGTGCCCCCGACTCAGGTTTGTTTCAAATGCTATCAACAAGTTTCACATACAAAGGAGCAGTTGACGGCTACAACATGCTAGCTCCTGATGGTGTAACTAAATTAACTAACGAAGAAGTCCAATCTATTTACATGGTAACGTTTGCTGACTTAGGCATAGCTGCTACTGAACCTGACGTTGCTTCATGGAGATTAAAACGAAACAGAAACACTGCAACATTTAGCAGTGGTTTAGCATTAATACTCTACGGCATAGCAGTACCAGGACGATTGATAACAGTTAACTACAAGTCACCATTCAAACCTATAAGTAATACACCTACAACATTTGACTTAGCTGATGTAGGGTTACCTACTACTGCATATGATCTAGTTCCTTTAGGTGCAGCTATGGCTTTAATGACAACTACACCTATCAGAAGAGAATTCTTAGACGCCCAAGGATCATCTCGTAGAGCAGAAGAAGTACCACCTGGTGCTATAGCTGCATCTTTCAGAGATCTTATGGGCAGAAGGCGAGCAAGATTATCTGCTGAATCTGCAAGACTAGCTGCTATGTACCCACAGATGTACAAAAGAAACATTGCATAGTGTTTAATTCTGAGTATCTTCCTGTTGAAATAAACAACACAGCATACCATGTTGATCCGATCCAATACAGACGTACAACTGTACCGGTAGCTAGACAGCAAAGAGATAACAGTAGAGAACCTGGAGAGAATACTCTTGACACAACAGGTGCATGGGTACGATCACAAACCGACTGGTCTCATGGAGCAGGCCAACTCTATTTAGATAACGAAGACTCAGACCGGCTAAGATTTTTTTCATCTCTTGGCATAGACATATGGACTAAAGGACAAATAACTTTATTAAATAAAGCAGATGCAACTGGGTTCACTCAAACTTTCAACACAAGCAGCATCATCATAAAACGTTTTGTAAAAGAATCAACTGGTGTCAACTATATTTATATAGCTAACGGAGTAAACGTAACATTTTCTGCTGCACCTAACGGCTCTGCCCCTACATGGACACCACTCGGTGCATTAAACGGTGCCGTAACAGACATGACATCAGACGGTACAAACGTTTACTTCGCTCAAGGCCCTCTTGTCTTACAGAAACAAACATTAGGATCAGCTATATCTCCTGCTAACTTTGGTTCATTAACCCCTGACTTAATTCAAGTAGCATCAGGAAGGCTAATAGGAGCTGACGCAGCAAACATATTTGAATTAAATAGTAGTGGAGCAAAGGCTACTAGCTCGCTTGATTACACTATGCCACTAGGTAACTCTTGGGTAGATATAACTAGCGCAACTAACGGTATCTTTGCAGCAGTTAACTCAGACAGCACAGGTGTAATCTATTTTATAGGAGCCAGCACAACAGACGGCACACTAAACACACCAGTCATATCAGGATCACTGCCACGAAACGAAAGCATCAACGCAATACTTGGCTACGGAAACATACTATGCATAGCTACTAGCCTTGGATTTAGATTAGGTTTAATAGATCAACAATCATCAGGGCTATCAATAGGCCCAGTGATAGACACAGCAGGAGAAGCATTCTCTTTAGAACTTGACGGACAGTACGTATGGTGGGGCACTAACAACGGGCACACATACCGGGCAGACTTAGCAGTGTTTACATCTACATTAGTACCAGCTTATGCTTCAGACTTACAGTCACACACAAACGCAACTTCAACAGACAAAGTAAAAAGCATTGCACGTATAGATAGCAAATTGTTTATAGGTGTTGATACAAGCGGAGCTTCTGTTGCAAACAGAGAAGCATATAACGCAGAGAAAGTAGCGACAGGTAGTCTTGTAGTTGGAGAGATTACTTGGTCAACAGTTGTTCCTAAACTATTACGTTCAGGTGTAATAGATCTTGACCGTTCACAATACGAAAACTCTACCGTTCATTACAACGCAGCAGCAACAGGCTACGTCAACAGTACTGACACATATACTCATGGTGCCCCAACAAGTGTAGCTGTCGGCTCTATAAGCATGACAGCTAACAACCAAAACAATTCACCAGCAGTACTACCTAACTTACTCACTGGCATACCTCAAGCATTCAATTTCGTAGACACTATAAACACATCAATAACATTTGACTTAACTCTTACCTTAACAAGAGGCGCTAGCCCTACAACTAAAGCACCTATTCTCCACGACTGGCAGTGTGTA